TTATATAATGAACCTGATATATCTACACTACCTGTAATACCTTGTGCTGCTCCATTAGAACCTGTTGTAATCAAACCATTTCTATTACTATTTGAACCTGTATCAACTGTTAAGTTGAAAGTTGTTCCATTACCTTTTGTGAAAGTAAGAACGTTTCCTGCTACACTACCTGTGGTCATAAATGAACCTGTATCAGTTGTATCAGGTGCATAAGATGCAGATAAAGCTTGTGTTGCATAAGATGCAGTTCCTTGTAATGACCCTGTGAATGAACCAATAAAAGAACCTGTGAATGAACCTGTATTACTTAAGAATTGGTCAACTCTATTTGCAGTTGCAATAACTGATGGAATGCCAGGATGTAAACTTGATGATGGTTCAGCAAATAATCTCATATTAGTATCAGCTGATGACCATATAAGTTGATAATAATCATTAGCCGCTGATTGAACAAACCAGTTCCAAGCTGCAACAACTTTACTATTGTTTGAAGGTAAAGTTAATTTTGTTCCTGTATCTACAAGGTCAATTCCATTTTTTCTAATCCAAATATCAATATCATCACTTCCACTATCTGTCTTATCTACTTGTGCTGAAAATTGAATATTATATGTACCAGCGTTAACTGTTTTTATATATGTGTTGAATGGACTAATACTACCACTTATTGATACACCATTTGTAATAGCAGTATTATTAAATGACATAGAATTAGGTGTATTTGCTACAGGATTTGTTTGTGTAGTTGTATCGTAGAAACTACCATACGAACCTGTTGCAGTATTAAAACTACCCGTACCAGCTCCCGATGAAGAAATGGTAACTTGTCCTATACCACTTATTGGTGATAATGTAATGTTTGGACCTGCTAATAATTGTGTTACACCACCATTTAAAGCAAACGATGCGGTTTGTGCAAATGATGCGGTCCCTTGTAATGAACCTGTAAAACCTCCTGTTGAAGTTACAGAACCTGTTACAACTAATGGACCTGATGGTAAATTAACTGTACCCCATAATGTTTGTGTGTCGTTTGATGCGTCACCAAATTGGTTTGAACCACTTGAGTAGATTACTGAAGCAGTTTCGTAAACTGTGTTTATATATGTGAATGATGCTGATGTTGCACTGATTGTACCTTCAACATTTAAACTTCCTGTGATTGATTGACTACCACCAGCAGAACCTGTGGTAATTAAACCATTTCTATTGATAGAACCTGTAACACCTTCTAATGCAGTCAATCTATTATTTTGAGATAAATCAGTTGCTGCAATAGAACTTGATAACGATGTTAATGATGAGGTTGTTGCAAGACCAGCAATTACGTTATTCTGATTTAAATCAGTTGTTGCTATAGAACTTGATAACGATGTTAATGAACTTGTTGTAGCAAGTGAACCAGTGATACCTTCAATTGAAGTTAATCTATTGTTCTGACTTAAATCAGTTGATGCAATAGATGATGATAATGATGTTAACGATGATGTTGTCGCATAAGAACCTGTTGCAGCAATAAGACTATTAACCTTACTATCATTTGAACTTGTATATGAATTAAAAGAACCTGTGTCCAACTTCTGATTTACAGAACTTGTTGTAGCAAATCCTAAGTCAATTATTTGTTGAGAACCTGATATTGTTCCTGATGGTATTGAACCTGTATCAACTTGTAGATTGAATGTTGAACCATCTCCTTTGGTAAATGTCAAAGTATTTCCTGCAACACTACCTGTTTTCATTAATGAACCTGTATTAGTTGCTGCAATAGGTGAACCATTCACAGTTAATGAACCAGATATGTTTACCTGTGTTTGACTTATTTGTAATGGACTATTACCACCCAAACCATCTTGAACAGTTTGTAATGTTGATGTTAATCCTGTGGTACTATCTGTAAGTTTTAATAAACCTTGATATGATTCTGATACATATAGATTCGTAAGTTGTCCCATATTTTATATATATAATATTTTTTTGTTTTATACGTTCTTCCAATCTTTTGAAACGTTCTTCCACAATTCAGCAACCTGAGCCCACGTAAGATTATCAATAAACGGTAATTCAGGAAGAACACATCTGTCATAACTATACTTCTGTACGAAGTGAAAGTCAATTATCCATCCTGATAAGATTGTTTCTGTCTTTTCATAGAATGGTTGAACAGTTGCATCCCAACCCGCTTCAAAGTCTGAAAGATATAACTTAGCAAAAAAGTCTTTAACAATTTCCAATTGGTCTGATAATACATCACCAAAATTTGAAATATCGTTATTCAACTTATCTACAAAGAATACCTTAAATCCTAAATGAATGTTTCCTGTATGAAAATGTGTACTGTCAGGTAACACATACATACGTGGGTATAATGGTTCTTGTTTGGTTATTATGTCGTTAGTTAATTGTTCTACATCTCCAAATCCATATGAGTTAACCTGTAAGTGTTTATCAGCAAAGTCCTCAAATTGACTCAATACATATTTGTAACTATTATATTGTTCATCTTCAGGAAATTGAAAATTATCTATTACAGGTGGTGTACAACTGTTGTAATCAAACGCTACTTGGAATGTTAGGTTTAATGTCCATCCACCCAAGATTGTTTCAAATCTTTCAATGAAAGGAAATACATCAGGGTCTTCATCTACAATCAAATTAAAACTAAAATCTCCTTGAGCAGCAGTATAAGATTGTAATAGAATGGTCCAAATGTCCATAACCGTTCTCAAAGTATCTGACATAACATCAGATTGATTGGATTGGTCATCTTCAACCTTATCCATCACAATAACGGAAAAACGATAATGTAGATGGTTTTCGTTCAACTTAACCTCACCAGGGACAACGTACATTCTTGCATATTCGGGTTCCTGCTTGGTTGTTAAATCATTTGTACATTGTGCAAGGTCACCGAACCCAAAAGATTTAATCTGTGGGTGACGATAAGCGATTGACCCTAAGTCGGCTAAAATCTGTTTATAATTAATTGAACTTGTATTCATCCTATCATTAAATATAAAATTATTGAGAATGTGTTATGAAATTTTATTCATAGCATTCTTGGTCAATCTTTCCTGTTCTTTATCATATTGTATCAAAAATGATAACTGATTCAGAACTTCTATGATGTTTTTCTTGAAGATGTATTCGTGCTTAGTAAAATCATTTTCTGCAATTCGGTTGACCACGAGGAACCATCCGTAGGTTTTCTGGAACGAATTTTGTATATCATCCTCCACATATGCCACATCCACTTCATCTGTTTCCATATCGATAAGGTCGGCATCGAATATTGCTGGGAATAATCTAAATATCTCTTTGCGAACTTGATAAAAAAAAACTGTGCACCGATTACGTACTTAATATCTAACTTCTGTTTGAATAGGTCAGCTCGTTTCTTGAGACTTTCCATATTGTATTCCTCAATCTTAAAGTCGTGTTCTGATGTTTGTTCAACGATTGGTCTATACATTACCGCTGCTAAAACGTGTAACATATCCAATAATTCTTCTGCTGGTTTACTTGATATGGTATCCATATCCACAAACTCAGCAAAGGTTAGGTCCTTCCAATTTGGAAAGAAACCATAATGAACCCCATCTAATTCAAATCTATCGTGGAATGTTTTATCAGGGTTTGACATTTTTGATAAAACGTGATACGCTAAATATTCAATCTCGTTATATTCTGAGTCTAATAATAATTGTAATGGTGCATCGGAAACTATATTCAATAACTTTGCTGCAAAGTAATCTTCTGTAAATAAATCTTTTACCTTATATATCTTAACATAATCACCAATCGTTAGGTAATCAGGTATATTGTATTCTTGTCCTTCTATTCTAAATTTTATCATACTATACAAAAGCAATTGCGTAACGACCTGTGCTTTTCAGGTTTTTAATTTCATAATACATTCTCATCATCAGTGCGTCAGATAAGTCAGGGGATTTACCCAATATCTTTTTCATCTCATCTTTTGATTGAACTTGTACCTTATTATCTTTATCCATATCTTTTAACTTGATAGCTAAAAGTTCTTGTGTTAATTCATCAACCACATTTGGGTCTAATATATTTAAACTAATCTTTCCTTCCTTAAATAACTCAGATAGTTTTACATAACATTGAGATTTAAGATTGGAGAAGTTCTGTTCGTGTAGTGCTCTACTATTGTTCACAAAGTTTGTTCCTTTAATCTGGTCCGCAACTCCGCCACCAACGCCATCAGAATCCACAATCACATTATTTGGATGTACTCCATACTTTGCAATTAACTCCTTAATTTCAGACGATAATTCCACAGTTGATAGTTTGGTATAGACAAGAACTTCTAACACAACCAGTCCACTCCAAACGATTGCCACAGACCTATCTGTTCCGAAACGTGCAACGTCAACTGAGATATATTTTTTATCCGTTCCTTGTGGAACGTTTGAGAATACTGAATTGGATATTGAGTCAAAGTCAAATAAATTATCAGACTCATCCATATAATTCCAATCACCTTCCAACAATCTTTTCCTTTGTGCTGATGGTAAAGTTTTTAACATCTCAATATAAGACGCAGGTAAGTGAGGATTGTCCATTGGTAATGCTGGTACAAACTTCATATTCTCAGGTAAACTATCCTGTATATATGGAAGATAAAATACTTTCTTTAACCATACTTGACCAGGGTTACAAGTCATTAATATCTTTGGTTGAAGATTATATTCATTTAACTTGAAACGAATACGTGATTTTAAAATGTTGTAAGCTAATTGTGATATTTGTGCAGCTTCATCTACAAAGACTGCTGAAAGTTCCAAACCACCAAGACTATCAAAGTTTGGGTCTGATGGTTGGTACTGTAAATCTTTTAATATTATCTCAGAACCATTTTGGAACGTTATAACGTTACTTTGTCCGTTGTAGGTATAATGTTCCCCTGACTTTAAGTTCATTGATTGTAGGGTCTCAAATAACGTATTAAGGGTAGTCATTTTCAACTGAGTTAAAACAGTTCTACCAATTAAACATCTGATACCTTTATATTTTAAACATAACGTTGTAATCCAAAGACAACCTAACCAAGACTTTCCCGCACCTGCTGAACCACCATATAACACTTCATTGGTTATATCATCCATCAGTAGTCTCCACGCTTGAGATTGTTTCTTTGTTAGTTTAATATCAACGTTCATTATTATATTTCTTAAATTTCTTACAGATAGTCAATCCGTGACGATATGGGAAAGTTTCGTTATGTGAATGAGGTTTTGTACCCAAACTCAAAACTTGATACCCCAAATCAAAGAAATGATTGGTTAAATCTCTTTCTGCAACTTGATGAACAAATCCTTCCCCATTATGAAATGAATCAGGTGTAATTTTATTGTAGTGTAAGTTGGTATCGTGTAGAACCAATATTGTATCATCATCAATTATTCCACCTTCAATCATATTGTTGAAGAATGATAATGAAGCTTCAAAATGATGACAGTCAAAGAAAACCATATCAACTCTTTCACCAATTTCGTCTTTGGTTACATCTGCTGCTGATTTGATAATCGTAATGTGGTTTGGTTTGATTACGTTAACTTTGTTTATATCAATTGTATAAACTGTTCCGTCTTCCACCGCTTCCAAAAAGTTTGTTGCAGAATATCCTGCAAGTCCACCAATCTCAACGATTCTTTTTAATCTACTTGTTCTAATTATTGAAAATAAAACCAAAGCTTCATCATCTTGGATTGGTCCAAGTAAGTCTTGTGAAGATGGTTGTGTTAAATGTGATAAGTTATAATTCATATATACGGTAAGTCAAAAACGAAGTTTTACGAGTAATAGATTACAAAAAAAATTAATCTGTTAAATTAATATTGATACTGATAGGTTCTCCGTTTGAAGTAATATCAATCTTTCTTTGTTCTAATCCATAAAGTTTATTTATATCTGCTAATGTTTCGCGTTCCACCCTTTTATTGTTGTCAGCACGGGCCCTGGCAAGAAGGTCAAAATACCTTGATAGTTGTTCCGAGATAATCTCTTCCGTCTTTTCATTGAACCTTTGTTGTAATCTATCTTTACAATCTTTCCAAATAGTTTCAGCAGAACGCTCGGTGATTCCCCATCTCTTTGCTCCTTGTTGTCTAAATTCTGTGTAGGATAATTTCTCATATAATATCATTTCAAGTGCTTCGGGTATTCTTTCTTCATATCCCGCGATATTGGTTTTCCTACCACCTTTGTTTTCTTTTTCCATTATAGTATTGCGTTTAATTCATATTTGAGATAATTACGTAATCTCTTTGCTTGTTTATTTCCACAACTTCCACACGTAAAATCAAACTCTTCATTGAATAGTGCTATATATACATCGTTGATAAACTTCTTCTCTTCCTCTTTAACATTACCAAGATAAGAATATGCTTTCTTAATATCTTCTAATGTTGGTATATATACAACTTCCAACTGTGGTAGTGGTGCAGTTATTTCTTTTTTCTTCTTACAACTTGAACATCCTTTCTTTTTTTTTGAAGGATTTTCAATTGCTTCTTGTTTTAACTTTTCTAATCTTTCTAACTCCTTATCCATTATCATCCTTTTTATCAATATGATAGTCGTCTAAATTATTATAAAAATCGTTTAACTGTTGAGTATGTAACTCATCAGGTGTTCTTATTGGTTGAGGGGTTGGTGTTGGTATCATCACCGCTTCCACATTCTTAGGTTTTTTACATCCACATCCCATATTAAAACATATTATCTTTTATTAATTTCTTTTGTTCTTCTTTCTTTTCGTTTATTAATTCCAATAACATCAACATATTACTTCTGTGAGGTTCTGGTTGTTTCATAATATTCTTTAAGGTATCCTCTTCAATCATTCTCTTTTTCTTCTCCTGTTCCTTTCTTAATCTTCTTGCGTGTGACTGTGCCATTATATTGTTCTTTGTTTATATGTTATACTTTTCTTATGTGCATATAATACACCCTGATAATCTAAATCCAAATGTGGGAACTTATAATAATCTAATTCATATCCTGCGTTCTTTAATAAATTCTCACACGATATTAGACAAGACAAATTATGATACTCAATTCCAATATGTCGGGTGTTAGATAAATATTTCTCATCCAAAGCGTTAAGAAAAATCTCCGCACCTTCCACATCAATCTTTGCAACATCAGGTTTGTAGTATCCAAAATATAGTTGGAACTTCTCAATCCTATCCACGTAATCCATAATGTTAATGAAATTACGAACATTATAATTTTGTTTAAACCAATCATAACTTTCTTTTGATGGGTCAACACCAATAACCAATTTAGCTTTATTCATAACCCAATGCATCGGTGTTGGTGTAAACTCCTGATTATTTATTCCACAACCAAGGTCAAGTATTGTTTGTCCTTCTACTGGTAAGAAACCCCAATGCTCCGTTGGACTTTCGGTATGTATAATTCCCTTAGCTATTCTTTCCATTATTTATTTAATTTTTCTAATACGTTTGCTCTTATCTGTTCTTTACCTTCCTTAATATAACGAGAAATTGACGTTAAAGGAATAGTTGTCTTTCTTGATACTGCTTTAAGTGAATTGAGAGTTAGGTACATATCCAATAAGGATTTTCTAAACCAATCTAATTCTGCGTAGTTTTCTTCCAATAATTGGAATAGTTGTTCTGACTCAAATACTTCTTGTTCTGATTCCATATTCAGAACTTCCGTAAGGTCAGTATATCTTTGTCTTTCTTTTCTAATTCGGTAGTGGTAAGGGGATGTGTTGGAATAATAATTAACTCTCATTATTGAGGTTAGATAGTATCTTAAACTATCGTCATTATATTCTTTTAATTTAATCTCATCCCTGTTGTAGATTTGGAATAAACATTCGTGTAGTAATTCCCTTGAAGTTTCAATATCAGATTTGGTGATGTTCTTTGATATTTTTAGTAGTTGTTGATAATTCCTTGTGATATAACAATCAAATATGTTCCTCATCAATAATGTTTCTAATATCTTGTAAGACCTGACATACTTCGTAATTCTCTTCAAACTCGTTTGTCATTATAGATGATTTTAATAACAAATCCAATACATCCATTTTGTTTACATCAGCCCTTACTTGTTTATCCAATAGAGTTAATATACTGTCAATTAATGTTAAACAGAACACGGTCTTCTCTCCTTGTTCCATTGACCAATAATCTATTGGTATCTCTATCTCTCCAACCTTAACGCTTTTATTCTTTAACATATCTATAAACGCTTGTGTCACTCATTCTTAATTGAATTGAAATATCATCAACTGTATATCCTTCCGCATATAATTTCCTGATGTTTTCCTTATCCTGTTGGGTTATTCTTCTTCTTCCTCTTTTAAAGATAATATTTGGAAAATGTGGTTGACCATCTTTAATCTCCTTCCAACCTTCTTTTGTCCATATACCAGTCTCTTCATCATATAAATATCCCAATTCTTTTAATATATTGAATGTACATTCTTTTTGATATTCATCTGCATACTTATTTACCTCAGCACAAACAAACTCACTACCACAATTTTCTTTGAGATATTCCTGTCTAATCTGTTTATTCTTTTGTATTTCACAAGATTTACATACCGATTCAATAGGTCTTCCAAAACGCTGGTAAAATTTATTTGGGTTTAAATATTCCATACACACTTTACATAAATACGTTTCTTCGTTGAAAAAGTCAGTGCTAATATCTTCTTGTTCCATAATAATATCAGGAATAGGGTCTGGTTGTAATTCTGGTACCTCTGGTTGAACTATCTCTGTTGGAATGGATAATCTATTCAACTTACTTTGTTTTCTCTTCTTATACAAACATTCTGTACATTCTTTTCTAGTACGAAATTTGTTCTGAGTACTGTGCCAATATGTTTGGAAGTTTTTATCTTCTTTATCAATATTGCAACAATTACATTTCATATAAATAGTTTGAATTAATAAAAAAGTCAGCAGGGAAATGGAAGCTAACCTGCTGACTATGAACTAAGTAAACTGTATTATGGATTATTAGTTTACTAAAATATAATACTAAAATTGGTAAAAGTCAATTTTCTACCAATATATTTTCTGGTTTTACTTTGATAGTATTAAACTTCAATATGTGCTTATCTATACTAGTTCTATCTTGTTCTGGTATAGTTAATAAATAAAGAATGTAAGTATCTTTATCTTGTTGAAGTAAGTTTTCAAATTCAAATAAATCAAATTTCTCTAGCATACTAGTTAAGTTTATATATATAAATATAAATAAAATTAATTGTATTTCAAAATTCGTTTTTATATTTGCACAATACTGGATATAAAGATTTTTCAATTCCCAAGTAGTGTTTCAACTTAGTACTGTCCTGATGTTTAATCTAACATACCGATTTTCGGCCAAAAAACTCCTACACACTCAAGACCAACTCCCTGCTGCTTCGTCAGGCTATTGGGTAAGACTTACTATTTCTTACTAGGACCCATCAGGTGGATTTTGTAGCGATATACCGCGCTACGAGATAAACGGTTATAGTAATAAATACACATTTTTTTCCGTAATTCCAAATCCAACTAAATTTTTTTTAAGATATTTGGAAATTCCAAGATTATTATGTATATTTATAACTGTAAACAAAAACAATTTATTTATGCCAGTAATCAAATCTTACTACAAGACAACCCCAATTGATGATGAAACGTTGGGTAAAGCAATCGCGTCCGCAAAGGACCAAGAAAACAAAATCTTCCAAATCTTTAAGAAGTATGGATGTATGACCACGTGGGATGTTTATGATGTGTACAACGAATTAGTTGCACCAATTATTCCATCATCTGTTGGTAGAAGTATTAACACATTACTCAAAATGAATATTATCTATTCAATTGGTGTGATACCAGGAGATAATAATAGACCTGTTAATCTGTATCAATTAAATGAAAACCTACCTGAAATAATTGATAGAAGACAATCTCAACAAGTTCCAAAGTCAATTAAATTAGATTTGATATTCACAGAAAGTGGTGATATTGATACTGAAAAAATTGTGGAAAACTTAGATTTGTTATTGTCAAAAATTTCTCGTAAATTTGATATTAGTTACTAACAAAAAAAAATAATATGGCTACCGACTACCAAAAAAATCAAGAAAGTATCGTAAGACAGTCAACTCTGAAATTCGTTGGTGAATATTGCAGAATGATTGGGACACCTTTAACCTTAAAGGAAATAGTAAGGATTACCAACGTTTTAACGGACTATTGTCAGAATGGATACACCAAAGAGATTGGTGATTTATTGGATAAGATAGATTCCCATATCTCTTCAAAGTTTGAAGAAATATAGTTTTTTTTTGTTTTATATATATAATATTGGGTGGTCGGTGTGCCACCCTTTATTTTTTTAAATGAATTAGATATATTTATATTAGTGGAGGGTCGGCGTTATTACTTTTAATATTTTTGCCATCTTTATTTTTTGTTGCCGACCTTCCCTTTTTTGAAATTACATGTATTTATTATTACATTTGTAAAAACAAAAAAGATTATGGCAACAACAACAAAAAAAATTTACAATCTTCAAGAGAAGGTTGAAATACTTTTAATCAAATATCC